CCAGTATAGAAAGGGGTGTCGGAATACACTGTTTTGTTAAACTCTTCCGCACCACTACTTATTTTGATAACAAGTGCATCCGGCCCCTGTAAATTGATAGCCCCCGATGTAAGAACTGTACCGGTGGATGCGACGTTACTTGGTGGGAGACCTAATATATCATGAGGGGTTGTATACCCGATGGTACTATTCGCATACCCTTTCGTACCACCGTAAAAATCAAAGCGGAAATCGGCGCTCGCGGCATTGAATGTAAACGTGTTATTATCAGAACTATATGTGGTGGTTACAGTTTCACCGACCGCTGCTGTAAGTGATGATTGAAGCTCAACCGCGAGTGTACGCCCACTATAGTTTCCATTAGCCAGTGTTACAGTGTTCGTCGTGGCATTTGTCGTATTGGTTACGGTAAACGTATTGTTACGATCGTTAATTAACAACTGACTCGCGTGAATTCGGGCAGAGGCGATGGAAATTTTATTAACATCGTAAATAGGGTTTTTAAGTTCAATCACATAATCACCGGGGTTTGGGTATATAGTAGGATCACGTTCACTACTATCTATATCTAACGTGTATACGCTCATTAAAATACATGGATAATATTTTAATGGGTGTTGTTACTCGACTGTTATTTATTTACATCATCTGCTGAGCTATAGGGTTCTGTTGAAGCTGTTGTTTCGCAACGCCCAAACTTTCGTTTGTCGCGTAAGGGTTAGAATTACCCTTGTATGCGTTAAATTTATAGTACATGTTGTTGTTATATTGTTGCGTCCAACCACCACTCACGGGTCCGAGTCGCCCATCTACACGTGTAGTATCCGCGCGCACGACAGTCGGCATACCACCTTGGTTAAGAGGACCCGCGCGAACGTTCATGCGACCGGCGTTACCCTTACGGTTCGCCTTACCGCGGCGATCATCGGGTCGGAATCCGTATTTAGATAATTCTTCTACTGTATGCCCCGTTCCGTACGTACGCGCCTCGCCTATCTTTGTTGCGGGGGACGAAAGGTATCCGTGTGAGAATGTAGAAACACCGGGTGCAAGTTGGTTGTTATATCTATACTGTTCGCTATTTCCATCCTTCTTGTTTCGTGTGGGATCTTGTGCCATTTTCATACCAGCTACCACACTCTTAGCACCCGAAAACCCAAGACCATCATCGCGCGATCCAGTCTGCGACCGATTTGTTAAACGCTTCCCGTTTACGTGTTCACTGCGAACAACATGCCCATCAAAACCTTGAGACCTACCACCGACGACTGGACGACGATCGGGGAGAAATGCAGTCTTTTCTGGGCGGTTATTGGCAATGTCGCCCATCTTCCCGCGACGTCCACCAAACACGTCGCGTGCTGGACCACTTCGACCAGGTAATGTTGTGAGACGGTGCGCGCCGACATTATCAGGGTTGACACGTACAATTTGCTGAAAACCACCGGCAGCTGCGACATCTGGACCAATCGCGATACCCGGACCAACATATTGTTTTTCGATGGGTGAGATATTATTCATGCGACCATTGTCAAACATGCGATTACGCATCTCGAGTACTTCAGTACCAGATGAACGTGTTTGTGGTACGATATCACCGAAATTTTCTCTTTCCAGCTTTCGTTCCGGGAGATTGTCGAGACCAATCGGTCGGGGGGCGGCTATGTTGGGCATTTCCTCCTGAATTATAATAGGTCCCTCTGTGGGTTTAGATACAATCTGATATAATTCAGGTTTGGGATCACTTAATTTTTTTCCTATGTAGGCTAATCCTGCGATAGCTATAATTGAAACAGGGTCTGCCATTCTTAATTGTTATAAATATTTTTATTGACTGGGATATCTCGTCACGAACATGTGATTTTGCGTATCGGCGCGTGTACTTTCGGGCTCATATGTCATCGTCCGGAGTGGGAGTTTACACTTCATGTCTTGGAGAGGGAATAGACCCTGTTCGTACGTTTTCGCGAGAATTTTGTTAAATTGACTTGTGGACTGCGGTCTTAACTGGTCGCTGGTCTCAATGTATTGAGCGGGGGAACCCTTACCAGCCATGTAGGGAGCTGTCCCGTACAACATCGTGTTAGGGCGACCCGAACTGTAATTAAGAGTGCTGGGCTGGGGATAAACAAATACCTCGTCAGTCGCACATACGGGTGGTCGAGCGGGATTTTCAACTAAATTCATACCAGGTTGGAGTTGGTACGCCATTTACTATTACATGAGAATATTTATCTATCTAAGCCGGACCGTTTCCACCACCGAACATACCACTCCTCATATCTCCACTGGAATCTAAACCGGCGAACGCTTCTAATTGCACACCACGTGCATTGGGATCACATGAACGACTGTCACTTCTACAGATTGAACCATTCTTCTCACCGTACAACCACTCGGCAAATTCGGTTTGGTCGCCGGGGATGTTTGTCACTGGACCCGAAACAAACTGCCGGGCATACGCATTACGCTGAAACTCGGGCATCGGGGATCGAGATTTTTGGGGACCGTATGGAATAGTACCGGATAGCATTCGGTTAACATCCTTTCGGACTGTCGGGTAATCACATGCAGACGGGCGATCGGGGCGATCGGTGAAATCCGACATCAGTACATTCGCCATCGGGTTATCATACGTGGGTAATTGACACCCTGATTCGTACCCTTCCTTTACGGCCGTGGGGCGAGCCTGCCCCTCTTTTATCATGTTGTTCATTTCCATAACATACAACACTCCTAAACATGTAGATCCTAAAATGAAAACGCGTACATCACGCCTGATAAGATACAAGATACACGTAGCGTAAATAATAAAACGAGCTGTGGCGTTTACTCGTTCCGCTGATGTATGAATTTTAGTTGGCCAAAATTCAATTACCTTATCAGCTCTGACAATTTGTTTGGGATCTTCAAACAGTGATACCATTTATATTATATAGGTTTATTTTTTCATCATGCCACCGAGAAGACCCTGCATGGACTTCATGAGCTGAGCTTCATCAATTTCCATACCACCATCCTCGTTTTGCATCTTATCGGCACACTGCTTTGCGACCGTTTCAATCATACTGAGTGTTTCAGCTGGGATAGCCGTGATCGTCGCACCTAGCATGTAGAGGGTTTGGATGTACTGCCATATGGCATTGCGCGTACCTTCTGAGGCTTTCGGCCAGCATCGAGCCAAGTTAATATCCTTTAGAAAATCGATGGTACCAGCTTGTTCGAGAAAAAATGATTCATCCTTTGCGTTAATCTTATCCGCGTGGGGTGAGATGTTCGCCATGAACCCTTCTACGATAATCCTTCCATTAGTGCTTCGCATGAGTTCGAATGCAGCCATGTATTTTTTTAATCCTTTTTCTTCTGGAAATGCCGAATGTAATTCCGTAAGAAATTGTCCCATCATGTCATTAAACGCAGTGATGGAAGTCATTATATATAATACATGAGATAAATCTTTAAGTTGGTCAGAACGGGTCAGTTGAAATGGTTTCACGTTTACCTATTCCATTTGATACGATGAAATATACTAATATACCCACTAATGCAGCAGGTTTTGCGTAGGCGCTTGTTGAAAGTGTTCCTTCGTCGTTAAGACGAGCTTTGCCGTGTACGTACATGGCGGTTAATCCAGCGGCTATTATTGCAGCCGAAGCGGGCTCTCTGAGGTACTCGTCCATATTTAATAGCCAAGTTTTTTAGTTCGCGTTTCAGCGGCATCCGAAAACAAGTCTTCACCTTCATCTACACCCTGGGGGTTTGTGTGTTGTTGGTTCATGGGCTTTGAAGTAATCGTTCTAAACTCGTTCTGAAACGGAGTTGAAGGTTCTTCAATTTCCTGTTCCATGGGTTCACCCTGGGGTTCATGGGGTTCCCGGGTGTCACCCATTAGGTCGTCCGTCGGGGGCATTTCTTCTTCACCCATAGGAGGCATCCCATCATCTAAAGGTGTTTGTGGTTGACCTTCGAGACCATTTTGATCATATTCGTCAACTTCGTCAATTTCGTCGTGCTGCATGTCAGCATCTTCACCCTCGACATAGTCTTCGGCTCCTGCAGACATATACGTTTGCAAAATCTGTTGAACAGGTATCAGTTCCTTGACGGTGTTTTCAACGCAGAGGGCAAACCTATCATACAAGACATCGTTTCTGTCGTGCTCGGATTGATTTTCGGTAAACACGTATGGATTTTTGTATAAATCTTTTGCGGCATTTTTGTAACACGTGTGAATAAACACTTCATTCGTTGGTAATTTAACTGCCATTTTCTTAGTATCCTTGCTCAAACGAACAGCTGATAATATTTTTACAGAGCTCACAAACACAGCCGCCACTAAATCCTTGAACCACGCACACCGATCCGCAATATTATCCGTGTGTTGCTTCGCCATTGTTTCACTCCACTCTGGTACGTCTTTCAGTAATTTTTGAAACATTAGAAGAACTTTACGGTTCTTGGACAATGTATGCGCTTCGCGGTACATTGCATCAAATACGTCGATCATGACTGGACATATGAGAATAGAGAGTTGTTCCATGTATTCGCGTTTAGCTTCAACCAAAATGTTCAGGTTATCCATTATGAGTATACGGACTTTTATTATCAGTTGTTTTGCGCATTTCGCCTGTACCGGTTCGCAGCCTTCTTTAAATTGATAAGGGTTGGAAATTCATCTATAGAATCTACACCGTTTTCATCTGTCCTGTTAGTCTTTTTAACTTTCCATGTTATTCGAATTTCGAAATGTCCCATGACAGCAACATCAAATCCAGCGTTTTCTAACTGCCGTTTAATATAATTGGTCGCCTGTAACCTGTCATATGCTATATACCCCATGAGAAAAGAAGGAATTTCCGTATCCACATATTTACGCCCAGTTTCAACGGCGCGACGCACTTTACGTGTGACTTGTTTATAGAGTTCTACGTATGTTTCCTTTTTCATACGATTTCGTTTATTGACAATTTGTGAAATTTCTTCCACGTTTATCATTAATAGTACTTGGACTAAATTTTTATTAAATCTAACTCACCCTGTCGAATAGTGTCATACTCTATATATTGAGATCCTTCAATCTTACTTTCGAAAGGTGTCTTGTCACTGGGTGGTTTTATATCCATTGGCTGTGACTGAACACCGATAACACGCATATCACCTGACACTAATATAACGTTAGATGTAGCAGAAAATCCGAATGGAAATCCACCCATTTTTACACACATGAACATACATTGATACAGCACGTGGTTCTTGGTTTTGTGTTTATACTGTCGGATGTTAGTCGTTTCAATTATATAATTAGGTAGACCTGTCTTTTCGCGTATATAATTACTCGTCTTATGAACCAATTTCGATATAATATCACTATTGACCTCGATTG